CGCGCATCTGCTTGCCGCCGATCGTGATCAGGGTGGGCGCCGAACGCACGCCGCGATAGACCGCGTAGGCCATGCCCCGAACCACGTTGCGGGCGGTCGTGATGAGCGCGTCCAGGGCGTCGAGCGAACGGATCGTGTCGACAGGCACGAGGGCGAGGATCTCGAGGCTCCACCGCTCGTCGCATTGCGGGATGTCGGAGGGCTCGCGGTAGGGCGAGCCGGGACGCACGAGGTAGGCCGGCAGGGCCGGCGGGTTGATCGGCTCTTCTGCGAAGACGGTGACGTTCGCCGGCGCCGCGACGTCGAGCAACGCCGCGAGATCGGTGCGCGGGCTCATCCGATCCCGAAGTCGGTACGGAGTCCCAGGAGCAGGGGGTCGGCGTCGGTGAACAGGTTCCGCATGTACATCGGCACGTCGGAGCTCGCCGCGATCACGCCGAAGGGCGCCTCGGGGTCGTGGTAGATGCGCAGACTGCCGTTCAGGGCGAGTTGGTGGACGCGCGCCGGCACAGGCGCGGAGAACGTCGTGCCGGTGCGCGCGTCGATCCAGTCACTGATCGCGTCGGCCGCCAGCTGGGCCCGGACCACGTCGGTGCCCGGTCCCAGGATCGCGGTGAGCTCTGCGACCGTGACATACGCCATTACGCGGCGGTGACCTTCACCGAGCCGAGCCGCTGCCCGACCACGAGGTAGGCCCAGACGCCGATCCGCACGGCAGCGGGGCCGGTGACGGCGTCATAGCTGAACCGCGCCACCGGCGATTCGAAGATCACGAAGTCGTTGCTTCGGCCGGTGACGACGACGTTCGCCGTCGAGGCGTAGGACAGGTACAGCGCGACGCCCAGGGTTGAAGCGCCGACGGCGCCGTCCTCGGCCGTGCTCACCGAGTTGATGGCACCGACAGACGGGAGCAGCGGCCGGCCCGTGGTGTCGGCCTGGGAGAACAGGACCGGGTAGAGACCGGGCGGGATGAACTGCGCCTGGGCCGGCCGGAACCGCGCCGTGTAGTAGGCGATCACGTTGGCGAGCGTGCCCGCGTACGGCGTCGCCGCCACGATCGCGGCGCCCGACGCGACCGAGCCCGCCTCGACGGCCGTCTTGATCACGGCTTCGGTCGCCTGCGCGTACGACTCGATCATGTCGGCGATCACCATGGCCTCGGCCGACGGTGACGAGCCGTCGAGCACCTGGCGGGAGACCACGGTCTCGGTGCCGTACAGGATCGGCGTGACGGTGGTCGCCGTGGTCGCGAAGTCGGACGCCGTCGGGTTGACGCCTTCGGCCGACTGGGCGACAACCGTCGTCGAGGTGGTCACCTTGGGGTAGATCTTCGGCAGGCCGTCGGAGATCGGATAGCGGTCGTAGAAGCCGCCCATGGGCCGGCCCTTCAGGATGCGCGGCGTGAGCAGGCCCGGGATGTAGTCGTTGGGGTAGGCGCCCGGAATCTCGGAGGAGATCACGTCGCCCGCGCGCGCCATGTCGGTCACGGGTCCCGCCGCCAGCTCGGCGCCGCGCTCGTAGGCGGTGCGCTCCTGCTCCCATCGGAAGATGCGCTCGGCGGCAGCCATGTCGCCGTTGCGCGCCTTCCAGCCGTCGGACAGGAGCGACACGCGCTCGCCGCGATCGTTGCGCCCCGACCACGTCGAATCGGCACGGTAAACGGTCTCGGCTCGGGTGATCTGCACCCGTGGACCACCCGCTCGGGACAGGACGGCGGCGGTCTCGCGCTCGGCCGCGGCGCGATCGACGTCCACCGTGACGCGGGTCCGGTTGGGTCGCTCGCCCTTCGGCGGTGCCTCTTCCTCGTCGGTCTCTTCCTCTTCGCCCTTCGGCGCCGTCGTCTTCTCGTCTGTCACTTCACCCTCCGCAGCCGCTCTCACGGCCGTGATCTGCGCGCCCGCATAGGCGCCTCGACTCGCGACCAGGGCGACCCGGCCGAGATTGATCTTTGTGCGCTCGACGATGCCGTCGCGCGTGCGGCGCTCGGTGACGGGTGAGAAGGCGACCGAGAGATCGGTGAGCACGCCGTCGCGGGCGAGCTCGTACGCCTCGTCACCGAGCGCGGTCTTGGAAACCCGGAACCGCATCAACGCGCCGTCGCCGTCGAGATCGGCCGCGATGCCGCGACCGATCAACCGGCTGCCGTCGTGCGTGTTGTGGGACTGGGGCGCGGGGTCGGCCATGTACTCGAGTCGCACGGCCGTCGGATCGAGGCCGGCCATCGCGCCGCGCGCGATCGTCTCGCGATACGGACGCCCGGTCGGACTGTCGCGCACGGTCGCCACCTGTCCGTAGGGGACGACGACGCCCTCAATGATCCGCTCGGATGGCTCGCCGGCTGCCCGGAGCAGCAGCTGCCACTCACGGGCGACCTCGGTCATCCCTGGTACTTCTCGGAGCTCGTGGTGGTGGTGCCGGTCTTGGGATTCGCCTCGTCGATCGCCTCACGTGCCTTCGCGATCTCGGCGTCGTTGTGCGCCTTCACGGCGGCGGTGACGTCGTTCTGATCGGGCTCGTCGGGATCGGTCGGCTCGTCGCCGACCTTGGAGATGGGGTAGCGCGGGTCGCCGTCGAGCGCCTCGGTCGTGCCGATCGGCGTCGTGGTCCGCGCCGCGTACGGGGTCACGCTCTCGGTGTTCTCGACGTCGGCCTTCTCGATCGGGTTGCCCTCGAGGTCGGCCTCTTCGATGCTGGACTTGTCACGTGCCATTGGAACCTCCGGTGATGTTCACCATTGCGCCGGGGATCGCGGCGGGCACGCCCGACGCCGGCGGCGTCGCCCCTTCGGGCAGCGGTCCCAATCCGAAACCGCCGGCTCGCGCCTCGTCGATCGTGAGAATGCCCGCGTTCACGAGCATGGGGTAAGCCTGGGCTCGGCTCTGCAGGTCGCCCTGGAGGTAGCGAACGGGATCGAACCGCATCCGCCGGCCGCCGATGTAGTCACCCGGCAGGAGCTCGGACACGGCGTCCTCGATCGGCCCCGCGTAGCCGCGCAGGGTGTATCGCCAAAGATCGCTCGCGTCGTTCTCGACGTTCGCGTACGTCTCGGAATCGCCCGCCGGCGCATTGAGGATGCGGCTGGGTACGCCGAAATAGCGGCCGATGTCGGCGACGATCTCGCGCCGCGCCTCGACTGCCGAGTCCGTCGTCGGGTCGGCGCCGAAGGGCTTCGCCTCCAGGCCGTTGTCGAGCACGGCGGGACCGCCGAGCTGGCGCCGGCTCGTCCACGAATCGGAGATGCCGGCCGCCTGGTCGCTCGTCAGGCTGGCCGTCGTCTGAAGCACCGTCACCGTCGGGCCGCCGTTGATCCAGTAGCGGGCGAGATGCGTGTCGGCCGCGAGGTACGCCTGGAACTGGGCGCGGGCGACGTTCAGGATGCCCGACGACATGTCCGAGATGCCCGGGTACGGCGCGCGCCTGATGATCGTCAGGAACTCGGCGGGGATGCGCTCGCCGCCCACGAAGTACTCGGTGGGGCTCGCCAGTCCCCACGGGTCTTTGGGCGTCAGCGGCATGATCGCGTTCGGCGGGATCGGCATCAGCGACCACGGCACGCCCTCGGAGTCCCATCCGCCGGTGTGGAGCAGATACACCGTGTTGTAGAGCGCCTCGGTTGCGACAACTCGTTGCGTCCACTCGCGGCGCGTCATCGTCGCCATCGGCCGCCGCACGAGCCGCGAGATGGGCAGCTCCTCGGGCGCCTGATCCGGACCCTTCCACTCGCGCCACGGGAGGTCGCTGATCGAGTCCGAGATGAGGTTGACGCACCGCCAGACGGCCGACAGTCCGAGCGCCGTGGTCCCGCTGACCCAGGGGATCGAGCTCGGCGCCGAGATCGTGGGGCCGACGATCGAGGCGGGGACGGTGATGGGATTCACGGGCGCCGCGCGACCGAGCAGCCGATCCAGCATCCCCACATGTGGACAATACGCCCGACCCGGTGGAATTAGTAGACGTGCGGGACCACCGATGGTGCGGCCGAGTGAGCCCATCGCGCGATCGTCGCCGCGATGAGGGGCGCGGGATCGGCCGCCTCGGCGATGCGCGCCCACGCCCACGCCTCGCCGAGCGGCCGCTTGCGGGCGCCGATCACGGCGTCGTCGAGCGCCGGTTGCCCGCGGTGGGCGAGCCGGCCCTGCGCCACGTCGTCGTAGAACATCCCACAGGCTTGACCGTAGTTCCTACCGGAGCAGAGGAGCAGCGGGACACGCGCCAGTGACAGGCCGGTCACGAGCGAGCCCGCCGGAGCTCCTGGATCGATGGCTACCGCCACCGGTCGCCATCTCTCGACGAGCTCGCCCATCCGCGAGACTACCCAGTCGGTGCCGTCGCGGCGCTCGACGAGCTCGACATGGACGCGCCCGTCGGCCCTGCCGCCGGCGACCGCGATCGACGCCGTCGAGCGATCGGGTGCGACGTCAATGCCGAACGCGATCGCCTTACTCGCCTGCGACTTCTCGTCGAGACAGGCGAGCCATTGCCCGAGCGCGAAGACCGGGACGCCCTTCGGCGCCCAACGGTTGAGGTAGGCGCGCGCGAACTCGCCCGCGTCCATCGTCGCGTAGTCGGCCGCGACGGTGTCCTCGTCGATCGTGCGGCCGAGCGCCGGCATCGCCGCCCTCCAGGTCTCGCGGTCACCGACGTCCCAATCGTCGGGAGCGGACCACTCGAAGTACGCGACGCCGGATCGCTCGCCGGCCTCCACTCTCGCACGCCCGTCGTCAACGCGATCGCGCAGGAACACGCTCTCCTCGGTGCCGGCCGTGGACAGGATCCACAGCTGCGCGTCGCGCCTGGTCACCATCGCCGGCCGGAATCCCTGCACGAGCCGATCGTCGACCTGGGCGAACGCCTCGTCGATGAACGCCTCGTCGAGGGTGAAGCCGTGACCGGACGTGTCGCCCGACGCCGTGATCGCGAGCACCGAGCCGGTGCGCCACCTGATCTCTTCGCTGCCGTTGGAGCGGCGCGGCCGGAACAACCGGCGCAGGTCGGAGCGCTCCAGCATCTCCAGCTGCTCGATGAACTTCGCGCGCGCGTGGTTGCGATCCTGGGCGGCATAGACGACGCGCTGCGGCCGTTCGAAGGCGAGGCAGCGATCGGTCGCGACGGCGAGGATGAGCGTCGTCTTGCCCTGCTGGCGGGGAACGGTCAGGCGGACTTCGCGGTAGTACGGCTGCCCGAGCTCGTCGTGCTCGAGGCCGACGTCGGCGACGAGCCGCTGCCACGGCAGAAGCGGCGTGCCGAGCAGCTTCGCGATCGCGGCGACGCGGCCGCCCCACGTCGCGCGTTCGGGACTCCGCTCGGTCGCGTACCTAGGCGGAGCGGATGGCGCCGATGATGCGATCGAGGACATCGGTCTCATCGGGCGCCGCGTGGCCCTGCAGGAGCGCCGTGATCGCGGCGAGGTGAACGCGGCCCATCACCGCCGTGTCGTAGGCGCCCTCCGCACCGTCGAGCGACGCCGCCGTCGTCCGCAGGAGCGCGATCGTTGCGTCGTCCCCGGGGACCAGGCGATCGCTGCGGCGCAGATTCGCGATCGTCCGCTCGACGGCCGCCGCGTTCCGGCCCTTCCGGGTTCGGGCGGGGACCCGCGGATTGCGATCGGAGAGATTCGACTGGGGTGGTCTCGGGGAGGTCATGGCTCAGGAAAAACGGGCGCCTCAATCACGATCGTTCGCTCGGCCAGCATCATCCGAAACTTCTGTCGTTGGTCCGGTTCCAACTTGCGCAGTGCGTCAATCATTCGATTGAAGTCCATGCGTCGCTCATGGTATGTAGCTCGTCGATCTCCCTCGAGTTCAGTACGCAGGATCAGCGCGGCGAGGGCGGGGTCATCGATGCGCCTGAGTGCTGAGTGCGCATTGACCTCGGCGGCATGGGCCCGGTCTATCCCATCGAGGCGGGCACGGGTGGCGGCGTTGTAGATCCCGTAATCGCGGGTCCGCGGTCCGGCAGTCGGCGATGCCATTCGATATCGATCACCATCACGAATGAGCCAGGAGCTTTGCCTTGCCCACCGGCCCACGTAATCCGCCAGGTAGGCACGCATCGCGCGCGTTGTCGTGAACCATGGTTGACCGGCTCCATCTGTGAGGATGGTGATCCCTTGGGCTCCATCGTCCCGAATGATGTCATCGTGATTATCTAGTCCTCGACCACGGGCGATAATCACGATTGCGTACCATCGTTGAGCGGCATAGAACATGCCCTGGGGCGGCCGCTCCATCACCCGCCTGGTGAGCTGTTCGATCGTTACACCAGGCTCACCCGGAGCACCGCCGATCTCGTAGAGGAGATCGACGATGATCCGAGCCAGGCCACCGCGTGGCCAGCGCATCAGCGAACCGGGATGTTCGCGATTGCAGCGCAAAGGACAGTCAGCGTCTCGCGAGTGTCCTGGTAATCCGTGTCAGAGAGCATCGTCCAGCGGAGGCTGTCGATCTTCGCGATCAGGAGCTCGGCGGTCCTGCGGATGGGAGCGCCCTTCTCCTTCGGAACCTCGTTCTTGGGGGGTAGTGCCTTCTCCTGCCAGACCGATGCCTGCTCGGTCGCGGCCGCTACGGCTTCCCGCTCGGAATGCGTCTCCTGGATTCGCGTGGCGATCTGCCGCACGTCATCCGCCGGCACCTTTTTCGCGGCGACAGCCGTCGCGACGATGCGCAGGGGCTCGTCGAGCTGGATCAGCGCGAGTTGCGCCTTCTGTGCCTTCGAGAAGTCCTGCGCCGGCACGCCCAGAGCTTCGGCCCGCTTCTCGAAGTCGATCACGCGCAGGGTGTCGAGGATCGTCGAGACCTTGCGACCCGTGGAGTAGGCGATCTCCTCGGCGCTGTAACCCTGCTCATGCATCAGGCGCGCGGTCTCAACCGCCTGCTCATTGGTGAGTCGTTCGCCGTTGAGCTGGTTCAGTGCGCCCTGGACGATCGAAGCAATCCGGGGTGTCTTGGCCTCGACGAGATAGACCGGGTGTTCGGTGATGCGGGCCCGCGTGGCGGCCGCGTAGCGCGTGTTGCCGTCGATGAGCTTCTTCGTCGTGTGATGGAGCACGAGCGGCGGGAACTCGGCTTCGTTCTGGTAGGCAACTGCGTATTCATCGATCGTGGTGCGATCGGGCACCGAGTTGCGGACCTGCGTTCCCTTCTCGGGCATGACGATGTCCGCGATCGAGAACTCTGGATCGTAGGAGTAGGGGATCTGCAGACGGTCGAGGATCAACTCGACGCGGAAATCCCTTCTATCCTCGGGCATGGCTGTGGTCCTCCTGGGGACTACGGCCAGGGGCGGCGGCCGGTGCTTCGGCCGTCGTCCCGCTGGTCTCTGAACAGTAGCAGTTCCGAATCGTCTATGTCCGATTCGGCGGTTTAGGTCTTGGGTGGATACGTGCGTCGACATCGACACACTCGACACTCGTACCCCTTTGGATCGGGTGAGTGGAGTACCCAGGGGTGACCGCAGCGCGGACAGAGAGGCATCGGCGCCTCGATGATGAAGCGGGCGACCCATTCATCACGAGTCACCGGGCGACCCCTGCAACAACCATTCGCGCCAGTCGGAGTCGCGCAGGGCGAGCGCCTCCTCGATATCGGGGGAGGTGGGGGGGGTCTGCGGGACGGTGTAGGGATCGATCGCGCCTGCCGAGACGTAGACGATCGTCGGCCTGACCGTGCCGTCGTTATAGGCCGACGCCGTGTTCACGAGGATCGCCCTCGATCCGCCTTCGACCGATTCGCCGATCGGCGCGCCGACCACGGTGACCACGGCGTCCTTGCTCATGCTGCCCAGGCGCCGGCTGAGGTTGGCGTCGGCGAAGAACTCGACGCCCTTCGCGGCGTCGGCGCGTTGATCCGTAACGAGATGGGGCGCGGCGTTGATGGGCAACTCGCCCTCCTCGACTGAACTTGTCCCCTGTGGGCGGGTCGCAGTGAAGAAGATTCGGCCACCTCCACCCGTAGCCGGCGGGTCTTGCGATGCGGGCCGGTCCGGGCGGTAGAGCGTGAAGAGCGCGTACCGCGCGATCCGCATCCGCTCCAACAGCTCGCGCTCGTTGCGCGGCCCGAACCGACCGCCGGTCGCCTGGGTGTAGGCCATCGAGCCCAGGTGCTCGGCGCCGGCGCGCAGGAGCGATTCCTCCCACCACTCCCACGCGCCGGGCGAGCACCAGGGGTCCGACGTGAGCCACCGCGACCCGTTGGACTCCGGTGCGACTGCCATGGAGTGCCCGTACGCGCCGCTGCCCGACACGCACGGGCCTTCGGAGGATGCATGCCAGACGTCGATCTGGACGCAGCGGCCCTCTCGGAGATCGTCCAGGAGGTCGGCGAACGTCTGCCCGTCGCGGACGAGGAGCTCCTGCCCGTACGTCTCCCACGCCTGGGCGGCGTCGCCCGAATCGGTCCCGCCCGATTGGTCGGACTGGCGCGATCTCATCTCGCCACCTGTGCTGGTGATGGCGCCTTTACTGTGAAAATCAATTCCCGTGCTCACGGCCGCCATGCGGCAATTCGCGTTTGCAAGGGATGAGCCGTCGCGTTGGGTGATGGGCGTCGCGCGGTACATCACTCGATCTCCGGCGATGCATCGCCCAGGCGCGCGAGCACGTCGAAGAAGTACGCCGGGTCGGAGACGCGGCCGATGATCCGCGCGACATCACGCACGGCGTCGGCGTAGCCCTTCTGCCAGCCCTTCTGCATCCACTCGGCGTGT